TTTGTGCGATCTGACGTCGATTGGGGTATGCGGACGTGAGACGCGCGAGGGGCCCCGGTAGGCGGAGCCGGACGGGGACGCGTGAGAACCGCATACCCCAATCGTCGTCTGTAACACTAAACCCGCTAATCTTCTGACGGAGAGCAGGGGGTGCGGACACAACACTTAAACAACATAGTTCACAGGCCTAGCAAGCGAAGCGCTCTATTACCTAGGCCACTTTAGTGCCACTGCCTTAGTGCCACTCAACACATAATCATTATTATGGCATACAAGAGAAAACGTTCTTTCAAAAAGAAACGTGTTTTTAAAAAGTATGCGAAAAAGACTACTCGAGTTTCACCTAGAGTTAAGTCTTATGTTAAGAGAGAGATTGCTCGACAGACTGAGAACAAGATTCAGAACAATTCTATTGGCTCTACAGGAATCTTTACGTACATTTACGAACCCCAATTCCGATTTCTAAATTGTCTTGTATCCCAAGGTACGGGACAAGGTGATAGAGTCGGTAATCAAGTTAGAGTTCGGAAAGCAACATTGCGTCTCAACATTTGGTGTTCAAATGCTGTTGTTAACAGTACGATATCAAAGTATTTTGATATTTACATCGTTAAGAACAAGAAATCCAATATCAGCGTTTCTGCTGGAGAATCAAGTCAATTTCTTCAGTTTGGAAACTCGTCCACAGCATATGATGGTGATGCCCTAGATGGTCTCCGAACAATCAATAGGGACGTCTTCATTCCATGCTATCACAAACGAATTAAGATGGTAAATTCGAGTGACATTACAAATCAACCAGGTACCGGTGGTTCAACCGCTGTTACTCTGCGAATTGATTGTACAAAGTATCTGAAGAAAGTTCAGAAATTCAATGATACAACTGCCGCGCCTACTAATGACAATTTGTTTTTAGCGATAGGCGCTGCCTTTGTGGATCTTCCGGCCACAGCCCATGATCCACAACTTGTAGGTTACTATACTAGCGAGTTTGAATATGTATATGAAGATGCTTAGTTAACTAAATCTAAGATTTCATTCCAAAAAGCATCTTCTAACTCTGCTCCCTCGAATACATCATTGCTAGTTGAGGAAATTGGATCACATGATCGATTCTCCTCAATAACTGATTCTTCTGCTCCGCCCCTAACCAATCCAGGTGGTTGCACGTATCCTCCGGAGAAAGCGGAGTGGTAACGTATATGGTCTTGGAGACAAACTCCATCATACCACCCTTCATCTCCACGCTCAGTGGGTACCTGTCGAACAGGTTCAGTATAAAGTTGAATGGGAGATCTTTTGAAGGTCGAAAGTCGTCCATGATAACCACATCCTGCCCCATGTAACCATCCCACCACTTGTGGTTGCATGCCTTCATATACGAAGACGGGTCTTGCTCCCACGCATAACGGCTTTTCCCCGATCCAGTAGGGCCCCAAAGCCACCAGACCTCTGTCTTGAAGAACCGTTTCGGTGTCTTCAGTTGGATAAGTTTCTGCAAACCATTGTTAAATTTAACAAATTGAGCAGGAAACTCTTCCACCACATCCATCATCGACGCACCTTTGGAGATTAGAGCACACACATCATCAAGGTCGGTACGTTTACCCCGACCCTTGGGTCTTTCACCACCCTCAAAGAAATCACCATCCTTTGAGCAGTAGGTGATGCTCTGCTGAGCTGTTCCTCTTGCGATTTCCAGATGGTAACCCTCTAAACCCAGCAGCTGGATGCGGTTTTGTGCAGCTGAAATCCGTAACTTCATTGAGTTATCAAACTCAAAATAACCCTGAAGATGGGGAGTCCCATTCTCTCCAACTTCTTTTCCAAAACACCAGTATTTAAAATACTTGGTACAATCGCCAGATAGGATGGCAACATCCAATTCACTGTAATTATTCTTGGTAAAGCAAAATCTGTTTGACTTGGCCATGATGAAATAATGAAAACCTTCTGGAACTTCTGTAGAAATTCCCAGAACGTTCCTCACATTCAAATTTAAAATTCAAAAAATTTGTGCGATCTGACGTCGATTGGGGTATGCGGACGTGAGACGCGCGAGGGGCCCCGGTAGGCGGAGCCGGACGGGGACGCGTGAGAACCGCATACCCCAATCGTCGTCTGTA